TTTTCGGACGAGAAGTAGGTAATCGAGGCCTGCTGTGTCTGTTGGACGGGCACGCCCCTCTTCCACCTTCGCATCGGGCAAGAGTTCGTCTTTGAGAGAGACGATGAACTTTTGGTCGGTGAGCGGCTTAACCTTAGCTTTGGATTCAAGGGTGTCCACATCATGAACAATGGAAGCTACTGGGTGATACCCATCAGCTTTCAAAATAAAGAATTTCTTCTTCCCGTCAGGCTTTTGCAAAACGTAAGGAACGTCTTGGGGGCCATAACCGGATGAAGTTGTCATGACAATGGACTTCATGTATTCTTTGCCAGGAACGCCGTTAATTGCTTCAAACAGCGTGAGGGGCTCACCTTCCGGGGGTTTCCCAAACTTGAGGTGGATCTGATCCGCCGCTTGTCTGAGAAGATCAAGCCGGTTTACGGGCAATTTTGAGGTCGCTCGCTTCACCGCCTTTTGATATGGCCAAATCTCTTCGCCTTGTGGGCTAATAAACTTGCGCATATGTGGAGGTCCCTTCACACTTGAGTGAAGTTTAGGGTGATTGTGCAAAACTGAGGGAACGATTTTCGTTCCGCGAGCAAGTTGCACATACTTGCCGGGAGCTAGCTCTTCCATTGAATCAACGGAAATGCCAGCTTCAGTAATTGCCATCTGCGCAGTGAGGGCTCCCGTCACGTCAAGTGCCGGTTCCTCATCAATCGTGGACAGCTGTTGTTGATCGAAAAGTGGGGCAAGAAACTCCTGTGAGAGAATACTGCCAATGACGATGCACATGCCTTTATGGCCAGCGACATGAAGCGCGCAAAGTTTGCGCGGGACGCTGGTATTTTGAAGCATGTAGACCGCCCCACAGTCACCTGGAGTGGTGGCTGCGTTGGCTCGGATAAACCGGGCCAAGCTCACTTCTCTAGGCAAGTTATTATGATCGTAAAAGTCGTAAGAAACTGACTTTTGTAATTGAACTTCAACTTTGTGCAAACGTTGCGTGTACTGATTCCTCAGCTTTGGAAACGACTCACACACGATCAAATTGCTGAAGTCCGCATTGAGGTCCTTGTCTTGGACGAAATGCTTATGAATATTCTTAAAGGCCGGTAAAGTCTTTGGGAGATAAACCCCCATGACATCCGACCCCAAAAACACAAGCTTCAAGTCCGACAAATGGAATTGCTGGGTGGCAAAGCCATCCCTATGCATCGTAATGAGGATGCTTTCGGGCGGCTCATCCAACCCCTCAATGTAACGGAAAATGTGGCAAGGCATCACGGCGATGTTATCACGTATACCAACCCCTTTCATGTAGTTAAACACAGTCCCATACCTGGAAAAATCCATTTGGAACTGATTTGATCTAACTTTGAACACGAGTAGGTCGGCAACTTGAGGGTCGCTTAGAGAATGTGCCACCATTCCCGGTTTGCTAGACTTTTCATCCAGCTTGGGGGCGTTTTGGGCTGTTGGTCGAGCGGCTTCCGTCGTTCTAATCACTGTCCTCACGCCTTTTGGAACCTCATGAGAAGCGGAATGAACCACTTGAGCCGTGAGGTTTGGACTTGGCTCTGGGGCGGGGGGGAGGGGGGTTGGCACTTGGGGGGTTCTGACAAAACTGTTGAACATGGTAGTCGCTAACGCGACAAAGGCAATAGACGTCACAGCGAGTAGCATATATTTCAATGCTGGGTTCTCGTTGAGATAGTCTTTGACTTCAGAAAACAGTATGCCTAACTCCTCAAGTTGGGCGGCCATTGCATAAGAAGCAAGGAGTGCGGTCGATCGACAGTAATCATAAAGGGAGGACAACGCTGTAGCAGCGTTGACCACACCTTCAAGACACAAAGCGAGCGTCGCATCCACATAGCTTCCAAGAAATGGCACGTCATTTGGGGGTAGGATCTTGGAGTACCAACACACACGAACAAACTGATAATGATAATTGGTTTGCT